CTATAGGACTATACGCATTACCAAACTGATCAAACTGAGTTAATGGATTTGTTGTTGTTTCTGTTATTAGTTTTTCAACTGTGTCACCAGCTTTACTGTTGCTTAAAAAATCAATACCACCCAAAAGTGCATCTAATCCTCTGCCCACAAGACCAGTAAGTCCAATTCCAGACTGAGCAATATCTGCCAAATCTTCCTGCATAAATCTTTCTACTGGTGAATAATACATTGTTCTATCACCAGCTTCGTTTAAAACTTTATTACCAGGAAGTTGTGGTTGTAGATAAGATGGTACATCTAATCCACCAGTATTCACCCCAGGATTTAATCCTCTGCTTATTTTTAACGCTGCTGCAAACTGAGGATCATAATTTGCCATACCTGTTACATTGGATCTGCTGGGACTACCTGACCGAGCTCTTGCTGTAGAGTTTGCAATGGCTTGTGCTAATTGATCACTGTCTCCAGAATATGTTGCCTGTCCGATAGCACTAGCATCATCAAAATCCTGCTGTGACATTCCATAGTCACTAGGATCTCCATAACCATCATCAAAATCATCTATAGCCACTTACTTGACTCCTCTGAATCCTAGTCCTTGTATCGCCATGCCACCACCACGAAGATTTTTAGTGGCTCCTGCTATTCTATCTGCTTGTGTTGCATTCGGATTTTTATCAATACCAGCTTTAACACTTAACATACCAAAGTTTTCTTGACCACCTGCTTTTCGTTTAGATATTGGGTTAGCTTTTTTTCTTGTCTCGCCCGCTTCTTTCATAGCTTTTTGATTTGCTTCGAAAACCTTTCTACTAAATTCTTTATCTAAAGATTCAGTCTTATCTTTTGTTGTATTGTCTTTTCTTGGTAAAACACCCATAGTTTTTAATTTATTAACAGTGTTCTTCTTCGCTGCTTCTGCATCATTGCTAAACATTCTATTTGGTTTTTTCTTTGGCTTTACTACATTAGCCTTACCATTTTTAGCATAAACTGGTTTCTTCATTACACTCTCCAAGATTTGCGATCCACCGTCCTTGCGACTCCGACCTTTGTTAATTAAGTTCTTAGCTTGATTTTTACTTATACCTAAATCATCTGCGAATTGTTTTACTCTAACCATTATTTTGTCAATCCTTTGTACTTTTCAAATGACCTCAAACCGCCCAATCCGAGCATCCCCATCAATACAGTCATTAATGAGCCCATATCAAACGTAGGTAATTCTGGTATAATAACATCTAAATAAGCACATATAAACATAGTAACAGGTGCTAAGACAAAATGCCAACATAGGGCAACACCGCATGTCCAACCAATAAAGGGTCGCCATCCGGCAACAAAAATAGATCTATGCTTCGCTTCTGCCTTGTTTATATCTAGCTGACCTTTAGCTAATTCTTGTGCATGATTCTCAGCCATCGTTGCCACTTCATGTGCCAACTTGTTCTTCATGTCTTTGTCTTCTATAAACTTGCCAAGAAGATTACTTACTGGACCTATTAATGCTGTTAACATTTTATATTCCTTTTATTTATTCTCATGACCCATCCATATACCAAAGATACCTGTCATAACACCCATCACAACAGACACAAACGCTGATTGTTGCATTGTTGGGTTATCTAAATTCATAAACCATTCTGCACAACGCCATGACATTATAGTACTGGCAAGCATCATAAACCTCGGCAGAATCTTCCATTTAAGAAATGTCTCAAAATTAAAACTCATTTAAATCTCGAATCTATCCAACATTTACCATAGTATAAGATAAAAAGCCAAAATGTAAACAGTATACCTTCTAGGTACGATAAATCATTCCACGCATCTAATACCATATTTTCCATTTATTTACCTTTCGTTGCATTATTTAAAGAATCAATGACATCATCGATATTCGGTTCTTTTCCCCACGGGTTATACCGACATTTGTATTGCTTTGGGCACCAACTCTCAATCATTAACTCATAAGTTTTATTATTGCCTATATAAATACAAGCCATCTGTCCCGTTTTAGATTTTATTCTTTTTTTTAAACGACATGTTGTATACTTTTTTTTCTCAATCTTACCTTGATTCTGTAGTTGTTGTTTCGTGTATGGCTTTGGCACATATGTGTAATTACTACCATAGGCTTTACTAGAGAATAAACTCGCTAATAATAATAAAAACCCACCCATTACTAAAGCAAGAAATAACCAAGCAATACCCTCGCCTATCTGTCGTCTCATCTGTTGTTGTTTGTAAACTGTTTGTTGTCGCTGTTTTCTGATCTGACCTTCCATCTGTAGAAGTTCATCATAGGCTTGAGGGCCATGAGTTAAATTCAAAAACATCTTGAGTTCGTATCTCTGTTCCTCAAGTTTCTTTTTTGCAGCGTACGCAGCCATTGCCGCCTCCTCAATAGAACCTGCTTTAAAAAGTTTTCCAAACAAGGGAGGATTCTTGGCTTGCTTTTCTGCATGATCAACATCTGATATAGCTCCCATCCAACGACCAATGTCCCCCGACATTTGTTCAATGTCACGACCAACGGCAAATCCCTGTTTGATTGCACTAAAAGCTTTTGATGCCACGCCAACGGCTAATGATATAGTTACTGGATCCATATCCAGATTATATCATAGCTTAATTAGGTTTGTTACCCCTCACAGGTGGTGCACCTTTAGAAGCTGACGCCATATTGATACGATATATGTTTACATCGTTACGATCATCTGCAATGTTTTCTTGCAACTGTTGTCTTTGTTGTGCAAGTTCATAAGCTTGTTGAAGTTTAGACTGATCAATCTGAAAGTTCATCTGATCATTCTGAGCTTTTCTTTGTAACTCAGCGGTATCATTCTCAAGCTCTTTCTTTCTAATCTCAACTAACGGATCAGCCTGTTGCTGTGGTTGTAGAGATGGCATTACTTCTTTTAGAATCTCACCAACCTGTTGAGCAATTGCTGCTTCAACAGCATCTGGATCTAACTGAGGTACAGGCTGACCAGATAGTTGTGCAGCTTTAATTGACTCTTCAAAGAATTTAACCACCTGATCTCTAGCCATCATTCCAATATGCTCTTGTGTATGTGACTGAAGCAATATGAAAGTCTGAGGATTTGCTTGTCCAGCTGGAGTTGATAAAAAGGCAATATGTGCTCTAACATGTGCTTCGTGATCTTGTTGCTGAAATACTTGTATAGGCATACTTTTTAAAGCATTTCCGTTCTCGGTTGCCGGATCTACAGGCTGTGGTTGCATCGGAGCAGGCAAAATAGCCTCAATATTCTTGATATCCAACGCATCATACATCCTTCTGTACGCTTCATGTACATTATGTATCTGTGGAGCAGCTTGAGCTAGTTGTAATTGTGTCTGAGCCAGTGATAATCGCTGTGCCATAGAGAAAATATTCGGATCTGACACCGGAAGTATGTCTACACGACCATCAAAGTCGGCTTGCATCGTCTCTGGAGGTACATTTCCAACAAAATAAGGGTATGGAACTGGATTTTCGCTAAAAATCTCCGCTAACATGCGAAATTCTTGCTTTTGAGCGTAATGTAGACGCTTATGTATGGAAGATATGATCTTTGAACCCTGTTCAATCAACGCAACAGTCGTTCCAACAGGTGCATTTGAGTTTACATCCGCTGTTTTTGCGTCTGCAACCTGTGCAAAACGTCTACCAGAATCAACAACCACACCTAAAAGCTGTGCTAATGTATTTGATGGCTCTTTGTATGGCAATGGGATGATTGAGTTCTTGAGATCTCCGCCTGGGACATCGATGTCCCTAAACTCCCCAGGATTAAGAGGCTCATCATCATTACGAATGCGAACACCACGAGCCTTAAAGCCAGCTGGTAAATTAGAGAGCGTACCTGCATCAATTAACTGCCTTAAAATAGAAGTTGCTGCACGAGATAAACCTCCGATTGTGTGCAATAAACCGAAGCCGTAAAAACCAAATCCTGGTAAAAACTTGAAATGAGTAAAATATTGACGTTTCCTCTTTAATGGGTCTTGTTCTCTAAAGTTTCTAGAAATCGATAACACTTTTCCAGAAGTTTGATCAAGGGTGACAATATAAGGCAACATAATACCCGAAGGATTCCCCTCCATATCCTTGTCTTCAAAACCTTCCAAGTCCAAGTCAATGTGGCATTCCAATAAGGTATAAGAGTCATCAGAATAGTTTGGACGTAGTCCCAACAACTCATCAGCACGCTCTTTGATAGCTCCTTCGTCTTCGCCATCGTTTGTTTCAGATAGTTCAACATCTTTATATACTCCTGCTACTTGTAGCTTGCGAATATCATTATAGGACATTCTAACAACATGTGTCACCCTCTCCGCTGTTCTTAAATCACTAGCCGAGTATGGAACAACCATATCTTCAGCTGGAACAAACTTGGAAACGGCTCTCTGCTTTGTTTCGTCAAAATAAACTTTTTTAAATGTAGATCCAGTTAATGGCAAATAAAATAACATCTGATCTGTATCTGGGTCATACTCCTCCATGATCTCAGTAATCTGATAATTCATGAAGTCTTCTACACGCTGTGCCTGTGCTTCAGTCTCCGAGGTCGGAGTTCCTAGAACCTGAGTCTTTACTGGCCCGCCACTTGGCAACATCTCTTTATATGATTGTGCTTGAAACTGGGTGACAGCTTCAGAAAGTAATGGGTGTGTTACACCACTTGCCCCTAAGAAGGGTTCACTTCGATCCTCGTAATTAATTCCAAGTAACCCTAATCCTTTAGATATAGCTTCTTCCCAATCTTCCCTAGACTCTAAATCTTCACGAAATTTAGATTGAAGATCCGAGGACAAAGAGCCAAGTACGTCTTCGTCAAGAACCTCGGCTAGATTGGCATTGTGATCATAAGGCTCGGCAATAACCTCAGTTACCCCCTCTTCCATAAGTTCTATGCCGTCAGGGAGTTGAGCCTCGGTACCCGGTACTTCGATCTGGAGACTATCTTCTTCGGGAGTGAATTGACCACCCGCTCCCAT